TACTGCTTCCAGGCCGATGCGGCGGATCAGCTCAGGCATGAAGCCCAGGATGTTGCCGCTGAGGTGGTTGTTGCAGATTGAGCAGGCCTTGTGCACGTTGAGCGGGTTGAACCGGTGCTCAGGCGAAGACCCAACGCTGCGCAGGTGAGAAGCGTGCCATTGGCCGCCCCAGGTTGCGGGCTTGTCGCAGCTCACACAGCCCAGCGCCGCGTCACGCAAACGCACCCAAGCATTGAACGCAGCCTGAGCCTCACGCATGTACTGCCCCTTTGGCTTAATGCGCTCCTTGGCGGCCTGTAGCTCCTTCCTGCCTACATCGGCGAGGGCCTTGCGGGCTTTGGCCTTCTGAAGTTCTACGGTGGCCAGCGCACATTTCGGACTACACACAGCCTGCCCTAGGCGCTGCGGGACGAATGAGGCCCTACATGCTGGATTCTTGCAGGCCTTTGGACGGGGCTGTTTGGCGGAGATCACCATTTCATCTCCTTGATCGACCCGAAGTCGAAGTCAGGGAGGGTGCTATTGCCGTTGAGGTAATCGGCCATGATCTGCACATCGGCTTGCGTGCAAGATCCTGGGCCGGACTGCCACAGGCTCAATGGGTCAGTGCTGTACATCGCGCCACGGCATGAAACGCCATACCGGCACCACATCCCGTCCTCGACCACCCCTACACGAGCCTTTCCTTTGTCGAAGTAGACGATGTGGTGCTTCCCTGCATCAGTGCGAATGAGCTTTGCGCTCTTTCGATTACTGCGTTTGATCCACTTTTGGATTTCTTCGCTGTAGATGCTCACGCTGCCACCTCGCCCAGAAGATCAGTGAACACCACACCCTTGGTGCTGAACTCGGCCACGATCTGGTCCGTGTAGGCGATGCCCTGGGCGCGATTGAACAGCCGGGTCACCGGGAATCCGTCAGGGCCGAAAATCGAGCAAGGGCCCATTAGCTCCAGCTTGGTCTCGTAGTCCAGATGCAGGAACATCCGGTTCCATCCGTTGCGGAAGTCGGCGTCAGCGCTGCGCATGATCGGCACACCGAAGTGAAGCTTGCAGTACTTGCGGGCGTCCTCCACGTCGCCGAGCTGGGTCATCTGGGCGATTCGCTGGTACAGGGCGAACCACAGTGCGTTCTGGTCAAGGGTGCGATCCTTGCCCGGGCGCATCGAGACCACCACGAACTTCTTCTCGCGGTACATGGCTGTGAGGGCGTTGATGGCTTCGGAGAGCTTGGTGGCGCTATTGACGCTGATCTTGTCGGTCATGGCCCCTTCCTCCAGTCCTGCCAGTACACGTAACCCAATGCCGGCCAGAAGATGGCGAGCAGAACCAATAAACCCCATTGCACGGCGTCAGGCTTGTCCTTGACCTCAATGGCCGATCCTACGAAGACGCCCATGGCGAATGCAGCGATCAGAAGGTATGCAGTGATCATCAGAAGCCACCCCGTGGGTTGAAATCGTTCAAAAGTGATTTTGAGGACTTGCGCTGTGGCGGAGCGGAAGCTTCCTGCTGCTGCTCGCGCTGTCCGGCGTAGTTGACGAAACGCGCAAACTCGCCCTGGTGCTGGAGCAAGCAGTGGCCAACGGATGCGTGCCGGTGCTTGACCACGTCGATCTCGGTCACACCGCTGCGACCAAGGTCAGAATCAGCATCCCGGTGGGCAATCATGATGATGTCGGCGTCTTGCTCGATCTCGCCGGAGTCGCGAAGGTCGGACATCTGCGGCTTTTTGGTTGACCGGGTTTCGATGCTGCGATTGAGCTGGGCCAGGACGATCACCGGAAGGTTCAGCTCCTTGGCCATTGCCTTGATGCCCCGGCTGATAGCTCCAAGCTCAAGGTTTCGGTTCTGCTGACGAGAGCCGGCTTCAGGAGCGATCAGGCCTATGTAGTCGATGACGATCAGGTCAAGTGGCTTGGCGCGGTGCTGAAACCTGGCGATGTTCCGAATGCGGCTCAGTGGCAGGCTGCCCTTCTGGCAGATCCGAAGGTCTGCAGAATGCATACGGCTGACCGCGCTGGTTATGCGAGTGATCGACTCGCCGTTGCCCATGGCCTGCCCAGTGTCGATGCTGCCAAGCGTTACGGCGGACGATGACGCCAGGCTGCGCTTGGAAAGTTCCTTCGCCGACATTTCGAGCGAGAACACCAGAGCCGACTTGCTTTCTCGGATGGTGAGTTGTTCCGCGATACCCAGCCCCAGGGTGGTTTTACCTGTGCCAGGGCGGCCGGCGATGATGATTACGTGCGAACCACGCAGACCTTGGACCAGTTCATCCAGATCTTTCAGGCCCGTGGCGTGTCCGTTAATACCTTCGCCATTGAAACGAGCATCCATTTCGTCAACGACTGGGCCGAGTGCTTCGCGCAAAGTGATGACATCCGGCTCATCATCCTCGCTGTTCAGGGCTAGAACGGCCTCCTGAGCGTCTGCAATGATCCCAGAGAGCGGGCGGGCGTGACTTGCCATGTCGATTATGGATTGGCCTATATCGGCGATCCTGCGGGCCTTGGAGCGCTCCACAACGATACGGGCATATTCAACCCCGTTCGACGCGCTTGGGACGTCGCGCATAATTTCTGAGGCTCGGACGATGGTCAGTTCGCCGCTCGACAGTTCAGTGCGGATATCAGACAGGGATACCGAATCAACCGGACGACCAGCAGACCGGGCGGCCAGGATCATGGCGTACAGGTCCGAGGCGTCTGTGTCGAAGAAGTCAGCAGGCGATACCAGAGCACCGATGGACTCGATCAGCTCCGGCTTGTGCATCAGGGCGCCGATAACACCAAGCTCAGCTTCTGGGGATACCAGTGGGCGGTCAGCGATCATAGGGCCTCCAACACTTTCAGGACCTTGTCCTGACGGGTCAGAAACTCGATGTCAGCAGTCCAGCCACGGTCGTTCTCGCCTATCCAGTGCTTGTTGGTCAGGCAATCGGTGAAGTACGCGGTCCAGAACTCACCGTTGCGGAACGGGTGAACACCGTTGATCTCAAGGTTCCAGCAGCCCTTGATCAGATTCTTGCGCTTGGTCGAGAGCTTTAGGCATTTAGGGAGCTTCTCGCCGCAGACTGTGTTGTAGATCTCCGCAATACGGCTGTAAGGAATTCGATCAGCCTTGGCAGAGGAAGGTTGATCAGTATCGGTGGAGACTGCCTGTTCAGGCTCAGATTCCAAATCCTCGCCGGTCGCTGCTTCAGCGGCGACAACTGCGTTAGCAGTTAGATTTGTATTTCTTTCTTTTATGTGTGTAATTTCCAACACAGTGGCATGTATGTTTTTCACACAGTGTGTAGATTTCAACACGGTAGTTTTTGGGTCTACTTTCCACTCTTTTGGAGGAAGGAAAGTGATTGGGTCACGGCTCCCACCATCACGAAAAAGTACCCGCTGACGGATCAGCGAATTGATGGCCCTGGATACGTTTGCTCGCTCGCTATCAGCTCCAGTCTCGCCATACATCATCTTGGCGATGTAGAGGGCTGCAACCTTCACTGATTCCTTGTTGTAGCCTGCTGTGAGCCTGTGCACAGCGAGAGCTACGCGCAGTTCACGACCAGACAGTTCGGCCCCAATGAGGGCCTCATACAGTGTGTTTTCCATCCGGGTGAAGCCCCCGGCCGATTTGAGTTGGATTACGTTGCTCATACCGACTCACCTTTTTCATGGATGAGTGATGCCTTCAAGTGATCCAGGCATTCGCGGCGGAACTTGCTCTTCGATTCTTTGGTGTATTGGAAGCGGATCATGTTGGCGGCATACATTGCAGCCGACTGGTGAAAGCTCATGGCATGAGAGACAAATGAGGGGGTGTTGACGTGTTCGTTGAGATTGGGCATTATTTGCTCCAGAACGATATGCAATGCGTTGTTGAAGAAACCACCTGGCCGGGTGGTTTTTTTTCGCCTGCTGTTTGGTTGTCTCTAATCAGGTGCTTCATCAGTCCCTCCTTTTTCAGGCCCTATTCCGGCCTTGGGCGGATCACGTCTTGTTGTTGGTAGGTGCCGAATCTTTCCGGCTCCCCTTGGCCTGGTCTTCTCGAAGAAACGCTCTGCTCCAAGCTTTGCGGCGTATTCTTCAGGCGTCATGCCTGCTTCCTTCGCCAACCGTTCAAGCTTTTCGTAAAGGCGCCCATCGATCCCATGGCAGATCGTGGTTTCGGGCACGTAGCCTCCTTCAGGGCCTTCAGGCCTGCATGTGTTTCCCGTTAACATCCATCTCGACGATGCTCTCCAGTTTTTCCTCAACGCACATACGGACGAAGACGGCGAGCTGTAGCTTGTGTAAGCGAGCAACAGCCTTCAGGGCCTCGTAGGTTTCGTCGTCATAGCGGGACTTGATCTCCCGATCTTTCAGGTGTCGCGTGTCGTCATATGCCATTGGTGAGGCTCCTTGGTTGTTCGAAGTGGTTAAGCAGCTTGCGAAGCTGTGTCGCAATCGACCTTCAGCTCGCCTTGAGTGATTTTTTCCAGCTCGTGCTGGCGGAGTTTCGGGACGTTCTCGCCCCACTGAGCAACGGCGGCATAAGTGATACCCAGCGCCTTTGCCAACTTAGGTATGCCTTTGAAATGCGCGATTGCTTGAGATCGAGTCATTGGGGTTCTCCTGTAGATAGGAGATATGTAAGCACACTTACACTATTGTATGCAAGCATGCTGCTACAGCGCACTTGTACTATCGGCGCATGACTATTACTGATCGGATCAACCAGCTATTGCTGGAAAATGGCGTGAAGGCTCGGAGCATTAAGCCGACCCTGGCGCGTGTCTGCGGGATCAGCTACTCGGCAGTCAGCCAGTGGTATTCGGGGACTACTGGGAGCATCAAGCACGAAAACCTTCAGGCAATCGCCAAGGCATATAAAAGCTCTGTCGACTGGCTGCTGACCGGAGAGGCGCAGAAACATCCTGAAACGTCGACCCTGGAAATTGGATCCACGCCTGGCGACGAGCATCCAAATGTCAACTATCATCCTATGGCTGCATCAGTTCCTTTAATTGACTGGGTTTCAGTTAATAGTTGGTGCCGCTCGGAAATAGATTCCGACGCTGTGGAGATGCGCATGGCCTGTCCTGACCAGATTGGCCCTCGCGGCTTTGCGTTAGCCGTTGAGGGTGATGCGATGAGGAATCCAAACGCCAATGAAGATAGCTACCCCCATAAAACAATAATTTTTGTTGATCCAGACCTTAAGGGCTCCATAGGAAGCGCGGTCCTGGCTCTAATAGAAGGGGATGCTGTTCCGGTATTTAGGATTCTGACGAGAGATGCAGGAAGGGATATCCTGAAGCCGCTAAACCCTCAGTACCCAATCATCGATGTTGGGCCAGAGGACACCATACTTGGCGTTGTGACGGGCTATTACAGAAGGCCTTTTGCTGGCTAAGACGCTCGCTACTAATGATACGAAAGCGTACGGAGCAGGGTAACGAAGCGCAGTCCTAGAGGCGGGCTTTGACTCAGACTGATTCGCTGGCGGGTATTTGCTAGCAGCAAAGCGACAAATTCCGAAGAAATCATAACCCGGCCGTCGCCGGGTTTTCTTCGCCCTAAATATTTTGTTAAAGCAGACTTGCATTTATGTTTAAGCGGGCTTATATTTTAATCCATCGAGACGCGACAGCGAATCGCCAGGGCCTAACAAGACCCGCCGCTCTTTAAACCTGCCAAGCAACACTCCGCCCTACGCCTCGGCAACAGCCCGGCAATAAGTCTGGGGGAGTTATGAAATACAGCCTGCTTCCGTGCTCGGGATTCGACACGCAAGGTTTGCTGAGCAAGACCAAAGATTTACTGATGCCGCTTCTATGAGGCGGCATTGGAAATCAACGGGAGATACGACGATGGATAACGAAAAGCGCATCGACGCAATGATTGCCCTTTTGCGGAATATGAAAACTGACGACAAGCGGCTCGGAAAACTGAGCAACTTTGACTCCAGAGACCTGACGCCAAAGCAGGCGCAAAAGCGCAATGCCGACGCCGACTGGATCGCAATGGAGAACATCAAGCGGCGCCACGAGCTGCACGCCCTGTCGGTAGAGCTGGGTTTCGCTGAGCGCCGTAGTAGTTATGAGCCGATCGAGCTGACCGATAGCTGGCACCGATTCAAATACACCCCGCGCACGCCGAACTGACCTTTTCACTGATGCCCATCCAGAGCGGTGGGCATCGGGAAAACAACCGAGGGCAAGAAGATGGCAACCGAATACGCAGACCTTGAGCCAGAAGATCAGGAGATTGTCAGCAATGCACTGGATCGTGCAATTGCGACCTTTCAGGATGTAGGCCTGCCCGTAGAGAGCCTTGATCATGATGCACTGCTGACAGCCTTGGTCGATCTGTTCATGCAGGCGAGCCACTGAACAGCCAGCGCCACGACAGCCTGTCGTTAACTGCCCGAGGCCCTGGTACTCCCCAGCACTAGGCCGCATCGGGGTGTGATCGGAGCGTGCCCAAGTGGGCTGCAGCGCTAGGATCGCAAAGACCCGTGAATGTCCTGAGCCGGCATGAGCGAGACGGCCAATACTACAAACGCGGCGGGAACCAAGCAGGGGTGGCGCCCTGGTGTTCCGATCACACCCCGATGCGGCCGACATCGCGGCCTATAACCGCCCGCCTGCATCACCGCAACACGCAGATGAATGCCCGGGCTGACGGGCAAGTGTAAGACCTGAGGGATCGCGGGAATCGTGGCCGGTAGAGTGAGTAAGCGCCCAGATGGCCACGGCGAGTCCAAGAATAAGCGGCTGAAACCTTCGCCCCGGTGAAACTCCGGTGTCACTAAGGCCGCTAATAGTCGTGCCGGGATCAGCTCCGGCCTCTGCGTCACCCATTCTCATAGGTGGCCACTGCCTTCCCAGTGAGCGAACAACGGAGGGCTTCATCATGGACTAGCCAATAGCTGCCCGACGCCTCATGCGACCGGCAGGCTTGTACGTAAAGAGGGAAAAGCCCGGTTTCGACTGGGCTTTTTTACGCGCCGACTTACCAGATCGGAGTCGTAAATGAAAATAAGCAGCACCTACGTTGTTTCTTTGCTCCGTTACGATCCTGCCGACGGCGCTATGTACTGGAAGCCTAGGCAGGTAAATCAAGTCAACCACCCCGAACTGCTTGATCTCTGGAACAGAAAATACGCTGGCAAGCGAGCCGGCTCTTCGAACAGAGACGGCTACGAAGTGATACGGGTAGGCGGAGATCAATTTCGCACAAACCGGCTTGTTTGGGAGTTGCATCACGGGCCTATCCCGGATGGCATGCAGATAGATCACATAAATGGTGACCGCCGAGACAACCGTGCCGCCAACCTGCGCGCCGTAACAGCCGCCGAAAACAACAAGAACATGAGGCTGTCGCACCGCAACACCAGCGGGGTTCACGGTGTCTTTTTCGTCCACTGCGACCAAAGATTCCAAGCCCACATAGTCGTCGATAGGAAGCATATCTACCTCGGCTATCACAAAACCCTAATTGACGCGGTTGCTGCCCGAAAGTCGGCAGAGCTTCGCCATGGGTTTCACCCCAATCACGGCCGTTGAGCCGCCGTCTAACCAGGTTAAACAACGAATGGAGAGAGTCATGAGCGATAAACAAGAAATTCCAGCCTTCCCTACCGGCGACCATCCAGAAAGCCGGCTCTATGCAAATCCCGGCACGAGCCTGCGTGACTACTTCGCCGCCAAAGCGATTGTGAAAATCGCGCCGAGTTTCGGGGAAATCGGAGAGCTTGCAACTGCCGGGCACGGAGTCGAAGAAATCCTTCAGCTTGCTGCGAAGTATTCCTATGGGATTGCCGACCACATGCTGGCCGCCCGTTCCGCCTAACCCCAAACACTGGAGGTCGCCATGGCCGTCACTACCTCGCAGGCTGTCGTCTACAAGGGCGGCGGTCGGCGTTATCTCACGCTCAGGTCGGCTTGTGCTGCCGAGGCCCGGGCACTGCTCAAAACCCGCTGCGACTGCGAGTACATGGATTACGGCGGTTCAATTGGCGGCGAGTGGCTGACCTGCTGGTATCACGAAGAAGAACGCAACGCCGTGCTGATGCGCCGACTGACTGGCGGATACATGCGGCGCTTCAGAGCTACCCAAAAGTAATTGGAGTCCGCCATGAAACGCACCCCAAGACAACCCCGCAAGCCCCGCCCCGACTTACACGACTGCGCCAAAGGTCAGATGCACGACCCGGTAGCGCGGCGCGTTGTACGGACTATGCCGGGCGGGTACATCGCCTGATCACGCAATGGAGGCCGTCATGTACGAGCAGTTTGACAAGCTTTTTGATTCGCTCGGTAAGGCTGCTCATCTGGCCTACTTAAAGCGTGAGCATGCACGGATTAAGGCTGATGCCCGGCCCAAGTGCGGTAACTGTAACTTCTGGATGAAATCCCGAGAGTGCCCGGCGGAGAAGAACGTGAATGGGCAGAGTCGCGGCCCTTCGTGCGAAGGCATTGCCTGTCAGAAATTTGAGCCAAGCCCACTGATGGCTCGTACGTTCGAAAAGCTTCTGTCTGACAAAGAGGCTGAAATCAACGCGATCACAATCTAAAACGCCAATCTGGAGGCACCATGGAACACGAAATAGTTGTTGAGGGGTTTGTCCTCCAGGTGGAGGTGACCCACTGCGTGAATGAGCCTGCGCGGCCTGGAACTTGGGATAGCGACTGGGATGCCCAGGGCGAGCGTGAGCTGGAGTTCAAGATCCTTTCGGGTCGTTGCTACGACGATGACGGGGTGCCGATGGACTTGATGCTTTACCAGCTACCGTACGTGGCCAAGCATCACTACACCCCGATAGTTAACGCGCTGTGGCACGAGATAGACGCCATCAAGCGCCGGGCACGGAGGTTCGCAGCATGAGCAGCCAACACGATCTCGCCGTCGGCATGCTTGAGGGGTACATCGCCCGGGTGATCGACCCCGAATGCAGCCCTGTCGCCGTTAAGGCCTCGGCCAACACCGCAATCCTGATCTTCCGCACCCTTGGCGTGATCGACGCTTCCGAGGATGTCTACTACACCGAGCGCCTGCACCGTATCTACGAGCGCCGCTATCAAGGAGACACGGCATGACCATCATCGCCGGATCATTTGAAGGAATCGTGGAAGCCTTGAGAAATCGAGGCTTCTTGCTTTTTGTAGACGTTAAATGGATCGAGCAGCCTTGCAAGTGTGCGGGCCGCTGGACTTGCCGGGTGGCGATGTGAGCCGGCCAACAGCTTTATGGACAGTCACTCTTGATACCGACTGCCCAGCATGCGAGCAGAACGTAAACCTGCTCGACTACGGTGATTTTTGGGATGGTCGTCGCTTGGACATTCCAGAGCACGGGACCGAGCGAAGCAAGGATGTAGAAGTTGTTTGCCCTGATTGTGGCCATGAATTTTCAGTAGATCTGGAGTACTGATCATGACCAGCTTCCAAAGAGCCAAGCGCTACTGCTTCTGGCGCGGGTCTGCCATAGCACTCGCATTCTTTACGACCTGGATGCTGCTCAGCGCATACGCCGGGACGATCACCAAATAACCCCTTCACAGCGCCCCTCTCCGGTGGCGCGGAGAGATAGTCATGTCCCAAGAAATCATCATGCCGCGTGAACGCGAACGCGAACGCCAACTTGCCGCCCAGCCAGTCCAAGAGATCAGCATGCTGTCGACTATCAGTAGGCTTGCGCTCGACCCTCGATGCGACATGGACAAGCTGGAGCGTCTGATCAGTCTTCAGGATCGGATGGAGGCGAAGAGCGCGCTGGAGGCATTCAACGCCGCCTTTGCAGAAATGCAGTGCGAAATGCCATCTGTAGAGAAGCGAACCGAGAACACGCACACCAAGAAGATGTACGCCGACCTCGACGACATCAACTATGCCGTACGCCCTGTCATGGCCAAGTTTGGTTTTGGCGTTTCGTTCAAGATCGTAAACCAGGCCGCCGGCGTGAGCATCACTGGCATTCTGATGCACAAGGCCGGGCACCGCGAAGAAACAACCATGATCCTGCCGCTTGATATCGGCGCCGGGCGAAGTGCTGTGCAGTCGGTTGGCTCGACCACAACCTACGGCAAGCGATATGTCATGTGCGCCCTGCTCAACATCACCAGCGGCGACGACAACGACAATGACGGTTATGTCGAGCCATCTGATCAACTGGTAACTCCGGCCCAGGCGCGGCAGATTCAAGCCCTTCTGGACAAGTGCAGCGAGACGGCGAAAGGAAAGTTCGCAGACCTGTATGGCGAGCCCGCAAGCATAACCAAGGCCAATTTTGACGGAGTTCTTGCGGCTCTCACCAAATCGGCGAACACCAATAAGCAGGTGTAGATCATGCAAATAATCACAGAGGTTGAGCAGGGCTCGCCAGAGTGGCTGGCCTTGCGCTTGGGAATAGCCACTTGCTCAGAGCTGGACTGTCTGCTGGTCAACGGTAAAGGCGAGGCAGGCTTCGGCGCTGCCGCCTTCACCTACATGAACACGCTGATCGGCGAGCGCATCACAGGCGAGGCTGCCGACCCGTTCATGGGGAACCGCCACACAGAGCGCGGTCATGAGCTTGAAGGTGTTGCCCGCAAGCTCTACGAGCAGCGCGAGGAAGTCGAAACCAAGCAGGTGGCAATCATCCTCAACCACGGCGCCGGCTACTCGCCTGACTCACTGGTGGGCGCCAATGGCCTGACGGAGATTAAGACCAAGCTCCCGAAATTTCAGGTCGAAGTGATCCTCTCCGGCGAGATCCCCAAAGAACACGTCGCACAGTGCCAGGGCGGCCTGTGGATCTCTGAGCGCGAGTGGATCGACTTCGTTTGCTACTGGCCCGGTATGCCGCTGTTCATCAAGCGTGCATACCGGGATGAGGCGCTGATCCGCAAGCTGTCGGAGCGTGTCAGCACATTCTACGAACTCTTGGACGACCGGATGAATCGGGTCTTGGGGATAGCAGCATGATCAGCAACCACCTAAGCATGGTCGAGGCTCTTCGGCCAGCATGCAACGAACTGTCAGCCTTGACCGCGCAGTACCTGGCCAGGGGTGGCGAAATTCATGAAGGGCCGGCGTTCGGCTACCGGCCTGAAGAGGTGTCCCTGCACTACCCCGCCGATTTCCAGGGCGCCACGGTCAAGGAGGAAAGCAACGACCTAGCCGACAAGGTGCGCAACCTGGCCAAGACCATGACCATCGACCAGGTGATCGCCGAGACCGGGATATCACGCGGCAAGCTGCGGGGTATCGCCAAGCGTAACCGCATCGGATTCAAGGAAGCCGTGGGCAAGTCCTATGCACCGAACAAGGTTGTCGGAGAGAAGGAAGCGGCCTTGGTCAAGCAGATATACGAGTGCATGGAACTCAAAATGACCCAGAACAGGGCCCGCCAGCACATCGGCATCAGCTCAACGCTGATCAAGCGCCTCATCAGGGACTATAAAATCCCCTACCCAGTCGTCACCTACTGACGCCACTCCGCGCCTGGAGAACCCCATGATCCGCCAATACCGATTCAGCTAGCTAATGGCTCGACTGACCAACGACGCGTGGACGGTCATTCAAGATGACCGAGGCAATTATGTGTTTATGCCGGTTGCCTACAGAGGGCGGCGGTTGTGATTTCTGATTATTTGGAGGTGGGTCATGAGTGAAGTGAGGCGCTGGGAGCCAAGAAACACCGTTGTCGGGTATGACATGCAACCTTTACCGGATGGCTCATACGTATTGTTTGAGGACTTCGACCGTGTAACCGCCGAGCGTGACGCGGCGCTGGGGCGTGAGGCTGCGTTGCGAGAAGAGCTATCACTGATAATTAAGTCATTCGATGAGCTTGCGGAATGCGTTGGTTTCTCAGAAGCCCGACTTGATCAAACTGGCGACTCTCCAATTGACTGCGCAAAACAGCTGCAACAGCGCCTGACCGCAGCGGATGAGCGGGCCGATCACAATGCAAGAGTGTCGGCAATCGCGGTAGAGGATGTCTTGCTGATGCAAAAGCGGGCGGATGTGCTGGAGGCTGAGAATCGTCGGCTGCGTGAGGATGACCTTTTCTACGATGCCGCTTGTGAAGCGATGGAGGGCCACCAGAAAGAGCGCGCCAAGTTGGGCAAAGAGATTGGTTGCCAGGGCTCTCTGATTGACGGGATCGCATGGATTTACCAGCGGCTATCAGAGCTGGAGAAAAGCCCAAGCGGCTATACGAAACAACATCATCCTGTTGAGTTTGGCCCTTCTGATTCTCGCCGCTTTGGCT